CTTTTTGCGCCATCGAGCGTGATGGCGTATACGCGTACACCAGATACCGACCCCGCTCTGTCGCCGGTATTGATTGATGTTGCTTCGGAGGTGTCTGGTTGCCCATCGAATTGGAATATCGGGCTTTTTGATACCGGTACGTCTTCGATTCTATTCACGCCTTCGACGACTGGAACGACCCAATATTTGACCTGTGGGCAAGACATGTATTCGACGCTTACTTCGAGTGTGACGGAGCTGACCTGTCCGTATGATATCGACGAGGCATACATCTCATGTACGCCTGATCCAGTAGGTACGCTCTCGGATACGACGACAGATTCGACACTACTCGAATCGAATTGGACCATAACCGCAGCTTCGTCGCCGACAACCACCGCACCTACATCGACCGTACCCATGGTATTCTACGATGGCGTGCTTTTGGGATTCGGCGCGTTGCTCGCGGCGCTCGGAGCGATGATATCTATACTCATATGGAGATGATCATCGTATACATGATGGCGCAGTGGCTCGTCATATCTGCTATACTCACAAGCATCGGGTGGGGCATCTATCTGATCCGTGACTATGTATCTCACTGACCTGACAGATATCGTGAGGCTGTATGCGTCCAGTCTGTACATGGGTACGATTGTGGGATGGCTCGCCATGCTCATCCGATCCGCATACAGACGCGGAAAAAAGATATGAGAGGAGGTGATTATAAATGACACGATTTTATGGATATCTTGGCTCCGTGCTCGGAGCGCTCGCCCTCGCTATCGGTCTACCGTTGGCGGCAAGCGCCCAAACGGTAGATTCGGCTGTGGCCTCATCTACCGCGGCCATCGCTGACGCAGGTGGTACGATCTCCGCAGTATTTTTTGGTGTATTGCCTACGATACTTATGTACGTGATTCCGATCGTCCTCGTCCTCTGGGGCGTGCGATGGCTCATCAGGTACTTTAGCGGAGGCAAAAGATAGTATATGATCCACCCACTACGCGCTCTACGAATCTCCGCGCTGCTCGTCGTGGGTGGATTTTTTTTGTTTTTTGCCGCCGCTAATGCACAATCAGTGACGTATGATCCACTGGAATATTATTGGTTCGCTGGCGAACCTACGACATGGATCAATGCGGGATACAACGCAAACAACATGTGTACGATCACGGGAGAGATGACGGTAGCGGTCACGGCCGAAAGCACAGGTATCCTCTACAGTGTGTCTGGTGTGCGCATGGCGATGACTAGACCATCTGCTTCCGACGGCGACTTCAATTTTTTTTGGTATGCCACGTCTACCGACGGCACAGCTATGCCTGACTGCTCACTCGGCGGATGCTCGACATCGACATACACCAATACCATAGGACTCCAAGAGTTACCGTGGTCCACAGACCCGAACGACCCTAATCGCTCACTGGATCGAACGGGCACGCCTGTGTCGATATCGTTCGATCCTCCGCTCGATGTCGAGCAGGGAGATACTATATGGATCGCACCGTCTATTACCTGCGACGGTATCACAGGTACTCTGCCTAATCACCGTCTCTGGGTGCTAGCGATGGAGTCGTACGCCGCGACGACTATGTCACCGCTCGATGGTGTACTGGCAGGAGTCATGCCGCTGTCCCAGGGCACGGGTATATCGACGACCACACTAGAGAGCGTATCTGTCTATGACATCACTGCGACGAGCACAGCGAGCGCTCAATTTTCGTGCGACCAATTCGGAACAATAGCGGAAGGATTGTGCAATGTAGCGATATGGTTATTCGCTCCGGACAATTCCTCAATTCAGTTTTTTATTACAAAAAAAAACGCCCTGCTGGGCAAGGTACCATTCGGGTACTTCACGGAAGTGGGGGATGCGCTATCCGAGTTCGGTTCGACGACATCGACGACGGGTAATCTGGACATCACCGTACCCGTAGGGGTGGACCATACGTCAACAACGGTCACGGTCATAGACATCTCATCGATAGATGCGAACGATGGGCTTCAGGCTGTGCTTGCGATCATTCGCACACTCACGGGGACTGCCATCGGATTGGCCGCACTCGTGTACGTGTGGACTCGGATTACCGATAGGGATCTACTCTCTTAGTATGCTGATTGCCATCTTGCTCAATTTCGTTGGTGTTCTGCTCATCCCGCTGATCTCCATCTTGCCATCTTCGTCGGATGTACCGCTACCGTCATGGATGATGACATGGGTGGATATGGTCTCTGACGGAATAGGGATCGTCGGACTCATTATACCCATGGATGTAGTAGGGTATGCGATATCATTTTTGTTGACGATGGAGGGTTTTTTTCTATCCTGGAGGCTCGGCGTTTTCATCTGGAAGCGATTCAGGGGGTAGATTTTCAGGTAGGTAATGTGGATCGACGAGCGTAGCCAGATACTCCTGACTCTTTGGGTCTCCTAACACCACCTCAACGTCCGCATAAGAGTCGAAAAGTGCACATCCTTTTTTGGTGACCCAGAATTTTTGAGTTGCGAAAATGTGCGGACGCTTGTAGCCGCGTTCTGCATGTACACCGGATATCATTTCACGCTTATGTCGGTGCAACGAAGTCCCGAACCACCGTGATTCTCCAGTTAGCTTGTCTCGGTGAATCGCCTCGTATTGCCAGCAGTATGCGGTTTCGCGGCGAATCCACGAATTGACGAAAGTCCAATCTTGAGACGCCCAATGGATCGTATTTTTTTGGTGGCGATGAGTCGAGATGATATGTTGCATGATCTCGTCGGGAGGTTGGTTGTCTGCGGGATAAAACCTTTGTATTTCATCCAAAAAAATTATCGAGTTTTCTAAAAAAAGTATTTGGTGGGGGTGATGAATTTTTTTTGATCCCGACATGGGCAAAATCGACCAGATTTCTTTCGGGTGCTTTTTTTTTCGCTCGCGCGCCATGGCGAGCTTGGCGTCTTGCGCCATGCCATAGCTTTTGCCCGATCCGTCGAGTCCGACATGTGCTACAATCATATACACTATATATAGGGGGGATGCGCATACTTGACAAGATTGTGGATAAGTGCTATCAACTCTCTATATGAGCAAACCAAAACATATTATTACGATCATTGGAGGCGAAGAAGAGGACAATGAAGAGTGTTGGGACGGAAGAATCACTATAGACTACCATGGCCAAAGAGCCTTTTTGATTTGCGGACTTTTCAAACTGCTGAAGGAGTTGATGAATAACGAGTAATAGTGTATCCTGATAACACAAGCCCGCGCGTGAGCTTAGATCACCGACGGAAGCCTGAAGCCGTGCCGACGAGATCGGCCAACAGGGTCAAGGTTCGTAGACACGCCTAAATCCAGGCAACGGGCAGGTAGTAGATCCTGCAAGCGAGATACGTCCTGGTCCCGTGGCGTGTCTATGAGCTAGCGAGATTCCCCAGTGCACAAGCATGGCAGGGGATAGTCTCGATCCCCTGCACCACGGGGGAATCTCGTTAGTCCTATATATGCGTCGTAAAATATTATCGGTGCTGACTATAGCGCTTTTTGCGCCATCGAGCGTGATGGCGTATACGCGTACACCAGATACCGACCCCGCTCTGTCGCCGGTATTGATTGATGTTGCTTCGGAGGTGTCTGGTTGCCCATCGAATTGGAATATCGGGCTTTATGACACCGGTACGTCTTCGATTCTTTTTACTCCGGTAACCACCGGAACGACGCAGTATCTCGCATGCGGCCAGGATATGTATTCGACGCTCACGTCGAGCGTGACGGAGCTGACCTGTCCGTATGATAT